CCCGCTCCCTCACGACGATGCGTGCATAATGGCCATTGACTACAACGATCTCGCCGTCACCGCTGCCGAACTGATCTCGGAGTTCGGTCGAAACGTCAACGTGAAGTTGCATTCCTATGCAAACGTAACGATCAATCCTGTGACTGGTGCTGCGACCGGAACGGCGGTTGTGACGGACGAGGTTGCTGTATTCTCGAAGCTCAAGGGTGAACTGGTTTCCGACACCCGCATGGTTGGGAATTCGTCTACGATTCGCTCGACCTTCTCGTTGATGTTCCGGCACACCACGGTCATCGCCGAAGGCGACAAGGTCGAATGCGAAGGCTACGTTTGGAACATCGAGGCCATCGAAAAGATCCAGCCTGGGAACGTGCTGCTCGCGACCAAGGTGACGCTGTGGCGGTAGACGATTTCCAGACGCAGATGGAGGCCGCGAAGGTCAACATCAAGCGAGGGCTCTGGGCAGCTCGGTTCCAGGCCATCACGACCCTGTGTGGCCACATCATTGATGACACGCCGGTCGATTCCGGGGCTCTGCGGGGCTCCTGGAGGACCAACGAGGGTTCGGTGAGCACCGAGACGGAGCCTCGGCTGGATGAGTCCGGGAAGGAGCCCAAAGCCGAATGCACGGCTGTTGTTGGAAGTTCCAACCTTGACTCCGAGATCTACTTCTCGAATCCGCTGCACTATGCCGAGTACATCGAGTTTGACGGCCACAGCTCAGTCAAGGCTCCTGAAGGCATGGTTCGCAAGAACCTTGCTCGGTGGCCGGACATCGCGTCCGAGGTGAACCTTTCCGGCAACAAGGTCGACTTCACCAGCGCCAGGGGGGTATCATGAGCATCGGCCTTGTCAGAACCGCGATCGCAACCTTGATCGACACGACGCTGAAGGCGTCTCCGATCTCGTTGACTTCCGCTGCGATCGGATCGGAAAATTCCGTTCGACCGAAGGTTTCTGGTACCTGGGCTCAGATTTTCTTCAAGCCGAACGACCCTGTCGTCAACACCCTTTCGAGCACCGGACGCGACCGTGTAACCGGCGTCTTCTTGGTGAACCTGCACTACCCCCTGGCCACCGGCAACGCCGCTTCCCTCGACGCTTACAACGCATTCAGAAAAGCGTTCACGGCGGGAAAAATTTTAGTATCTTCCGGTCAGGAATGCAAAATCATCAATTGTGGCGGGAATCTCGGACGGGTTGTCGATTCGTGGTACCGCGCTGACATCCACATCACCTTTGAAGCATATCTCACCAGAGGGAGCGCATAATGTCCGACGGAAGCCGCCACGCACTGTACCTGATCCCGGAAGTCACCTACGGAACGACTCCGACAACTCCTGCCTTCCTCGCCATTCGCCACAAGGCGACCACCCTGGGTGTCAAGAAGGACACCTTGATGTCCGAGGAAATCCGCAACGATCGCCAGTTGACGGATTTCCGCATGGGCCAGCGGCAGGTTGGTGGGAACATCGAAGTAGAGCTTTCGGGCGATGCCCAGCTCGACGCGATGCTCGAAGCCTTGATGGGAGGAACCTGGACGGGCGATGTCCTCAAGGCCGGAACAACCCGCAGGTCGTTCTCCTTCCTGCGGGTGTTTGAAGACATGGTCGCCGGTTCGAGGAAGTACCACCTGACCAAGGGCGGCGAGATCGCTTCGATGGAGCTGAAGGTGACCGCCAAGTCCGTCACCTCGCTGACCTTTGAAGTGATGGGCAAGACCCTGACCTTCGAGACGACCGCTCCGACCGACTCCACGTTCGGCGCGTTGTCGACCACTGGTGTCATGGACGGCTTTACCGGATCGATCTCCGAAGGTGGATCCCCCATCGCAATCGTCACCGAAGTCTCCTTCAAGCTGGAGAACAACATGGAGCGTCGGTTTGCCATCGGCAGCACCGACACGCTACTTCCCACACAGGGCCGTTCGATCGTCACCGGATCGCTCACGGCCTATTTCGAGTCCGACGCGCTTTACCAGAAGTTCCTCTCGGACACCGAGTCCACGCTGGACTTCACCCTCTCGAACGGGTCGTACAGCTACGCCTTCAGCTTCCCCAAGATCAAGTACACCGATGGTAACCCCGATGTGCAGGGCGAGAAGGCCATCCTTCTCACCATGCCTTTCCAGGCCGTTTACGACGGCGTTGCGCTCACTCAACTCTCCATCACCAGGACACCCTAAGCATGAACCTCACCGACTTCCATTCCCGATCGATCTCGAACACTCCGAAGAAGCTCTACCTGCGGTTGCCGAACGGCATCATGTCGGAAGAGTACTTCGAGGTTGTCGGGATCGACTCGGACGTGATGCTCGCCGCAAAGGCCGAAAACCGTCGTCTCCATGTGGAGAACGCAAAGCTCGACGTTCCGGATCCCGACCTCGCCGAGAAGCGCCGCATCCCCTTGATCGCGAACGCTGTCGTCGGATGGAGCTTCAAGGAAGATCTCTCCAAGGAACACGTCGAACACTTCCTGCACGCCGCTCCGCACATCCTGGAAGACCTGGAAGGGTTGGTCTACGATCGCCTCTCTTTTTTCGGTGGGGCGGTTACGCCGCCCTCCTCGAACACTGCCGAAAGTTCTTCGACCTAAACCTCCCGAAGAAAGGTTCGGATAGCTCGGCACGCGATCACCTTCTCAGCGTCTACAAACAGACTGGAATCAAGCCGGAAGCCCTGACACTTCCGGCTTTTCCCGATGAGCTTGCTTATCTATTGCAGTGGGCTCGAAGGTTGATCCGCGCAGAACCCTTGTCCTATACAGAGATTTATCACTGGTCGCAGTTGACAAAAACTATATTGGAGCCTTGGGAGGTTGAGGCGATAATCGAGATCGACGCAATTTACCATAGGACAAGAAATGAGCGAAGCTGACTCCATTGCGAATCTGATCCTCAAGTTCGGCTCCACCGGATACGCTGACCTCATGAAGCAAATCGAGGTCGCGAAGGCCGGTGGCGTCGACCTTTTGAAGCAACAGGAGAAGCGGCTTCAGATCGAAAAGGAGCGAGCCCGTGCGGAGCGTGTGGCCGGCCAAGTCACGCTCGAACAGACTCGTCAGCAAACCGTCGCGATGCGAAACAGCATTCGCGAACAAGCTCTTGCGTTCAAGACGCTGGAAGCCGCTCGCCGAAACGACATCGCGCTGGCCACACAACAGCACGCCGCGAACGCGAGGCTTGCTGCGGGCATTCGCGGTATCGGCTCCAGCGGTGCCTTCGGACCCTCTGCGCTCGGTCGCCTGGGCGTTGCCGGTGCTGCCGCCTACGCAGGCGTTCGCATCGGCACGGACATGGTCCAGGAAGCCGCCAAATGGGAGCGGATGAACCTCGCCATTGCCCAGATGGAGAAGACCGGGGAACGCACCAAGCGGACCCTGGAAGACCTGTACCAGATTGCCAAAGCACCCGCGATCGATCTTGCGACCGCCCAGCACGCCTACATCCAGCTCCGCGCTGCCGGGATGGAAGGTGAACGCGCCAAGAAGGTCATCACGGAAGTCTCGAACGCGATTGCCCGTGGCGGTGGTGGTTCGACGGAATTTGAGCGGTTCAACCGCCAGTTGACCCAGATGTTGACCAACGGCAAGGTTCTGCAAACGGACCTGAAGTGGATGAAAGAATCCATGCCGATGCTGGCGACGTTCATGGAGAACGCTTTCGGCCAACAGAACGCCGAAGGCATCCGCAAGATGCACATCGGGGCCGAAGCGTTCCTCACCGGCATCTTGGCCGAAATGGAAAAGCTTGGTCCTGCTACGCAGACCTTGACTTCCGAGATTGAGAACTCGGGTGTCGCCTGGAGCAAATTCAAGGCGTCGTTCGTTGACACGGATTTTACAAAGACGAAAATTGCCACATGGACGAGTTTCCTTGAGCAGATGACGCTCCTCATGGAGCAGCATTCGCTCAACTGGAGAAAGCTCGCTGGAGATTTTCTGACAGGGGGTATCACCGGATTCGGAAATCCTTTCTCCGAAGGACTCAGCGGGGGCTACGTCGAATCTCCCGAAGAGGCGAAACAGCGCAGGTTCATCGAAGACAGCGAACGACTCAACCAACTTCGCAAGCAGTCGAAAGAGTATCCGGCTCTCGCGCCGTACTATCGGGAAGAGATCCAAAATCTTGAGTACCGCAGGGGACAGAGCCTTCAGACCGGCTCGATGTACTCCGGACAAGTCGGGAGCTTTTCGGCGTACATGCAGTCGATCCAGCCGAAGGAGACGGAAGCTGTCAAGGCGAAGAAGGATCCCTACGCCGACGAAGAAGCTGAGAAAGCCAGGAAGGAAGCCGAGCGTCGGCGCAACGAGGCGTTTCGCAAGGAATCCCAGATCAATCGGCAGATCCAGGAAGCCTACGACAAGGCCGTCCGAGCCGATGTGGACAGAGAGAACGAGAAGAAAAAGAAGGACGCTGAAGAGAACCTCGCCCTGGAACAGCGAATCTGGGAGCGTCGAATCTCCCAGTACGGAAACTTCGTTGACCTGGAAAGGGACATCAACGAAGCCGCCTACGAGGTAATGAACGAGCAGCGCGAAGAGCAGCTTCAGCTCGTCACCGACGCGAAGGATCGCTGGTTCAAGTCGGATCTTGACCGCACCAAAGAGCACTACGAACAGCTCAACGAAGCAATCCTAAACTCGACCGAGAAGGGCTCCAAAGAACAACTCGCCCTCCTGAAGCGTGCCGCTTTCGAGCGCGACCTTGCTGCGGCCACATCGGTCATGAACGCTTCCGCCCAGATGGCCTCGGGCGCGTCTTCCATGTTCGGCGACTTCGCGAACGCCTACAAGATGGGTTCCGACTACCGCTACGAAGCCGAGAAGCGGAACATCGAGAAGACGATGTCGCTCGCCGGACTGGAAGGCAGGGCTCGCGTTCAGATGCAGCGCAAGCGCGACGAAGCTCTCGCGCAGCTTGACGAGAAGCGTCAGTCGGAAATGGCCGGTGCCTACCACACGATGTTCATGATCTCGAAGGGCTTCGCTCTCGCGGAATCGGTCCTGAAGCTGAACCTCGCGATCGCGAACGCTGCGGCCAGCGGCCCCTTCCCGGCTAACCTCGCCGCGATGGCATCTGTTGCAGGAGCCGTCGGTTCCGTCGTCTCGAACATCGCCACGATCAACTATGCAGGTGCCTTCAACAAGGGCGGTGACATCCCCGAAGGCTCCTACGGGATCGTCGGTGACGGTGGTCCGGAACTCGTTCGCGGCCCCGCTCACGTCACTTCTGTGGCCGACACGGCCAAGATGATGCGGCCTAGCGTCAATATCTACAACTACGCCGGGGCTTCCGTACAAGCGACACCTAGCGCCGACGGATCTTCGATCGACATCGTCATCAACCAGATTGCCGAAAAGGTCGAGGATCGATTGTCGACCGGCGTTCGGTCTGGTCGCGGTGGCCTAAACAGTGCCATCAAGGAATCCTACGGCCTGACGAGGAGAGCATAATGGCGACGATCGCGTGGCCCGCCACGCTACCCAACCCGAAGGCTAACGGATTCTCCATCGGATGCCATGAGTTCGGGAAGACCCTGTCCTTTCAATCTGGTCGTCAACGAGTGACTCGAAACCGAGCCACTCTCGAAGAAGTTCATGAATCCGGATACGGAATGAAGTTTTCGGCGCAGCTATCGTTTCAGATGACACTTTCCGAATACGACATCTTCATTCAGTTATACGACACGAACTGGAAGACGATCGCGCCGCAATACGCTGACAAGTTGGCCTTTTCCGCAGGGGGCTACACCATCCTCGGATGGCCGACATCTCCTGTGGCCACAAGCAGATCTGTCAATTCTTGGGAAGTCTCATTTGGATTTGAGGTTTCTTCTTGGGACCACATCTACGCTTCGTTTTCGGATGACGAAACTCATCCGATCTGTCCAACACTTCCGAGCATTCTTCCGATCCAAGAAGGCTGTCGCCTGGAACGAATCACCAGAGATCAGTTTCAATCCTCAAAAAACTCAAATTTGTCGAGGATCCCTGGACTCGGAGACAACTTTCTTCAAGGCGACTTCGACTTCCAGCTTGCAGGGCTTGATAGCGCGGTTATCCTAATTGACTGGTGGTCTAGATACCTGAAGTTTGGATCGATCCCTTTCAAATTCAGCGCCGACCAGTACAACTTCGGTCAAATCGATTCGGTCGTCCCGAGCGAGTTCTATTGCGGAAAGTTCATCGGACCTCCGAAGTTTTCGTATAACGGGCATTTCGGAACAGCTTCGGTCCCGGTCATCGTTTGGATCCCTAGCGAGTTCGTTGTCTCTCGCTATCTTTTCCCAGAATTTGTAGATTCTTCAGACATGGGCGTCGATCTGGACATCTACGATTCGCAAGACATCCTGACCGAAACTGACATCTTCACGTTCGATGGCAAAGGAGCAAAACAATGGGGAACGTAACTCGGGCAGGCGGACATCGTTGGTATGCAGGCTCCGAAGCCGATTGCGAAACCGTTGCCGACAACTTCCCTCGCCTTCCCGTCCTGGTCGATGACACCTACGAAAAGGCGATCGCGATCACGTTCCCCGACGGTACCCACCGCAAGATTTCGTTCGTTGACGGAATCCCTGCGGACTCAACGGGGACTGTTGACGCAACTACTGCGATTCAGGCAGCGATCGACAATTCCCCTGTGGGAACTCATTTGAAGTTGGTTGGGACATTCCGAACGACCGCGATGATCGTGGGTCGCTCCGGAATCACCCTGACCATTCCGAAAGGCTCCCAGGTCAGCGTTGACCACACAGGGTACGCTTTCCACATCAAACCTGGGTTCTCGCTACTTGGCGAAGGAAAGATTCTACACTTGCAGGTAAGCGCCGGATGCCTATGGATGGCTCCTACGGCACTTGTCGCCTATGGTGTCAGCAATTGCCCTGTGATCGGGGACTTGGTCCTTCAAGCAAGCTCGGATACCGCTCCGAGTGGAATCGGCATTCATTGGGATATGACGTTGCAGAGTGGTTCGTTCGCCAAGATCGGAAATGTTGTCATTCGCGGCTGGGATGTTGCTGAAGGTTTCACAATTCCAACAGGCAAGTACATCACATCCGTATATCACGAATCTGTAACCGCTTTGTATTGCCGAGCATTCATCGACTCGACAACTCATGTCGGTCAACTCGCGGCGTTCACATATCGAGCCGTGCATATTCAACCATATAAGCCTACAGGCGGGACCCAGGAATACGGAATCAAATTGGACAATGCTGGATTTTTCGTCATTTCCGATCTGTTGTGTTGGGACTGGCAATCTGTGACACCCGCTCCGTTGGAAAAAATTTGGTTTGGTTCGACAACTACTGACATGGATATCACTACTCCGACCACAAGGAGCTACGAGACTGTAAACTTGGGCCGAAACAATTCGATTCGACATGGATCTACTTCTACCGTAGCTCCTGCTATTTCGAGAATGGTCAACGTGCAGGGTTCCAACGATAGCCCTGGATTTTCCGGATGCCAGGACGACTTTTTGGCGCTTGCCGACAAGCGATATACGGTGACGCTTTCTGGAGAAGTTGGTGGATATACATCCGCGACGATGTTCAATGGGAACCCGACGAACTTTACACGGTTTACCGGCGACGGTACGTTCAAGTCTGTCGAGATCGATCTTGGCGGTGCTGTAAAAGTCCACACAATCGGCGTCGGATCACCTTCTGCGACAGCACCGTCCGAGGTTAAAATATCAGTCTACTCTAGCGGAGCTTGGTATGTGATTTATGATTCTACAGCAACTGAAGGATTCCATGTTTGTCATACCGGATTATACAGAACTTCAATATCGAAAATCAAAGTCGAAGCTCTCAAGTCGACAAATTTCGATATAACTGAGATCTTTGCGTATTCGTCGCAACTTTGGGGAAACCGATTCCTTCAAACGAACGGACTAACCAATATGTACGACGACATCCAATTCGCGACAGGTGCTGTCGGAAAGGGATTGTCGTTGATAGATCTAACTTTGGCTACAAGAAAGCGCGTGTATCTAGATAACGGCGTTCTACAGGTACAAGATTGCGGGATTGGATACTCCGCAGGTAACGGTGGCACAGTGACCCAGTCGACCGACAAATCGACAGGAGTCACGTTGAACGAGTTTTGTGGCCACATCACAATGAATAACGCTACGCTGAATGCAGACACTACGGTTTCGTTCGTCTTGACGAACTCGAAGATTGCTTACGCAGACCAAGTCGTCGTGTCGCACATGGAATCCGGTTCACTCGGTTCTTACAACATCGCTGTCGCGCCTGGGTCTGGAAATGCTACAATCTATGTTCGCAATATCACAGCCGGAAATTTGTCTGAAGCCATTCGGTTGAAGTTCACGGTCATCAAGGGAGCGACGACGTAATGGACCTCGAATCAGAAGCCTACCGTGAAGCTCTCGCGGTAGCACCAGCCGACAGGGTCGTGATCGACACCCTCGAAGTATCTCGTCCCGACTCTGATTCGATCTATCTGACGAACAACTATCACGGGTTCCAATCGGTTGATGAAGGAAACAATCCAATCATCTTCGTTCCGATTCCGTTCAAAGTCAAACTTCCGACGAAGAGCAAGAACGAACTTCCGACGATGGTTGTCTCTATCGCGAATCCGAATCAGTTGGTCAGCGACTACATCCGCACTGCCAAAACTGCGAAACGCGTCGTCAGCGTAAAGTTTCGACCATACCTTTCGGTTGCGGGTGGAACTTCAGCACCGCAAGTTCAACTTCCCGTGCCAATGACGTTCATCATCGGGAGTGTGTCTTTTGGAATCGATACCGTCGAATGTCAATGCGTTTTCCCAAACATCGAGAACAAGCGGTTCCCGAACCAGATGTACACGGCCCGACTTTTCCCCGGCCTGCGTGGATGGTAGGATCGAACTTGCGATCGGGAAGCCGTGGGTAGCCCTTGCGACCGGCCCGGAGGCGTTCGACTGTTGGGGCTTCGTCCGCTACGCCCTCGACCTGTCCGACGCACCTGACGCACCTTTCCTTGACGAAGCGAGCCGTTCTGAAAAGATGCTGGATCTATCAGGATCCTTCCGACGGGTTCCGGCAAAATCCCCATACTCGATCTGCATGATGGGAAAGCGCGGAGTCTTCTCCCACGTCGGAGTGTACCATCCGAACGGGTTCATCTACCACTGCATTGAACAGGGCGGGGTTCGTGCGCACCTGTTCCGGAAAATTGGTATATTGGGATTCGACACGTTCGAGTTCTTCCGATGGGGTCCACATGATAACGCTTCGCGTCAAGACGAGCCCGCTTGACAAATTCAAGTCGACGGAAATCGACTTTTTCGACGGAACACTTCGGGAAATCCTAACCCCTATGTTTGTGAACGGCGAGTTTCCTTCGCCGACCGTAGTGCGAGTGAACGGAACACCGTGGCTTCGGAAAGACTGGGATAACAAGGTTTCGGACGGATCGTCGGTCGAAGTGTGCGCTGTCGTCGGTGCGGCTGCGTCGACCATTTTCCTGATCGCTAATATCGTGAGTCTCGTCTTCAGCGTCGGCTTTACAATTTACGGCATCTACAAGGCTCGTCAAGCAATGCGAGCGTTCAAGGCCGGACAAGGTCAATACGAATCCGACCCGTTCTTCACGGTCGACGGACACGGCAACAAAGCGAATCTCAACAATCCGATCGAAGTTGCCTACGGACGAAACCGCATGTGGCCTTCGTACATCGCGAGGCCGTACAAGAACTACGTCGATGACAGAGTTCCTTCCGGGCTCGAAGGATACCGCAAGAATACAACACTCACGCAGATTTTTTGCCTCGGTCAAGGGGAGTTCGACATCCATGCGATAAAGATTGGCGAAATCCCGATCGAGTCGTACAGCGGGATGAGATGCGAAATCGTAAATCCTGGAGAAACAATCGTCACCGCCGCTCGAATCACCTACGTTCAACCCGATGTGGAGTTTGAAGAACTGCTACTTGAAGAATCATCGAACCTGTTTGTGCTGACTCCTCGGGGAATAACCTCGAAGCTATTCGAGGTCGACATCGATTCGTCTGCGAACGGAACCTACACGATCGACGTTTCCCTCTACGCGATTGACGACAATGACGCTGCAACAGATTCCGCACCAATCTCTACAGCAACCTTAACTCGACCGTCAACCTCAGATTTCAATTCTCCGCACCATCGGCATACATTCCAGTTTACTGCACCTTCTGTCGGTCGATACTCGGTGATGTTCAAGTATAGTAACCACACCGAAACGTCTTCCGGCACGATCACGATTGTCGAGCTTCGCTGCTTTGCCGATCCGACGATCCCAATTCAATACTCCGATAAGACTCTTCTTGTGTTGACTTATCGTGTTTCGGATCTGATCGAAGATGTTGCGAAGGACTCCCTGAATGTAATCGCTACCAGAAAATTGACTTGCATATACACCAGCGGGACCGAACGATCTGTAATGATCCAGCCGACTCGATCAATACCATGGGCGATTTACGACTGCCTGACGAATACTGTTTACGGTGGTGGCCTGTCCGAAACTTTCTTGGACATGGAATCCTTCTCGGAACTCGACGGGGAACTGGCTCGCGACGGGGTATTCTTCGACTATGTCTTCAACCAGAATACGACCGTCGAAGACGCAGCGAAAGTTATCGCGTCGGCAGGTCGGTGCTTCTTCACCTACAACGGATCCAAACTGGCGCTTGTTCGAGACCGTTGCAACGGGATCCCCGAAGCCATGTTTTCGCAAGAGAATATCGTCAAAGACTCCTTCTCTTGGTCTTCAGAATTGTTCGATCCGACCGAGCCCGACGCGATCGAAGCGTCGTATGTCAATCCAGATTCGGGCCAGGAGTTTACCACAGTATTTACCCCCGAAGGGTCTGTCGGTCAATCTGTACAGAAATTGACACTACAAGGCGTCGGCTCCAGAACGCAAGCGTGGCGTGAAGGCGCACATCGCATGCGGAAGCTCCAGTTGATTCGCGACACCTTCAAGTTCAAAACCGGAATGGAAGGCTATATCCCGACCATTGGAGCTACGGCAGCTCTATCCTGGGATCTGACTGGGATGGGTGTATCTGGGTGGGTTGAGGACTACGATGGTGGATGGCTTCGCCTGTCGAGATTCGCCACGATCGCGACCGTAGGGACCGTTCTAGGGAGGATTCTACTCCGAAGGGATGATGGTTCCGCCGCAGGTCCGTTCGACATCCTCGAAGGGTCTGACGGCTCCGCAGGCGTCTACA